AGGATTTGAATTCCTAACTTAACGAATGTACTCCCCAATGTCATCACCGTTTTTCCAAGGCCCTTGATTGAGTTGGATATATCCGCCTTACCAAGTGATCCAACAACCGTACTGAATGTTTTTGCTTTTTCCGATGCCTCCTCAAAATCCAAATTCATTATTGAATCTTTGATGCCACCAAGTGAGTTGGATACTTGTTCGAATTTAGATCCGGATGCGAATACATTCACCGCATCATTTGCATCTTGTATCTTATCCTTTAATACACCGGCTTGAGCTGATAAGGCAGCCATTTGAGCCGGATCGGTTGCGTTTGCGATTTCCGATTTCAACGACCTCAATTCGGCCTTCATCTCATTTATGCCGGTTATTTTTAAAGGGACCTCAACTTCATTACTCATATACTCGTATTTCGATTGGTGAATTATTCAAAGCAATATCAACCAATTCCAATCCGTCAACCTGGTATGTTTTCACAACAATATTCCCATCGGTGTTGACGTATGCGGATGTGATGATGCTCTCATATACATTGCCAATTGTGACAAATGTGTTTGTGACATCGAATGGTGTGGATGGTGTACCAAGATACTCACCGATTGCGGTGCGTGTCCATGTGATATTGTCGGTTGAATTCTCGAATATCATTGCGGTTGGATCATCCGTACTCACTTGAGTCAAGTTAGCAACGTACTTGTTGTATTGAATCAACACCGTATCAACTGATTTCCCATTGATGCGAGGTGTGATGATACCATCTTGATCGAGTGTGTTATTATCACCGATGATCATTCCCTTTACATTCGGCATCACCGCATTGCCATATCCCTTGATCATAACATCAGCTCCCTCAAATACGGTATTGTTACTTGTTGTTGCGGATTTGTTGGTGCTCGCTAATGCAACACTCACAATGTTCCCACTTGTTGGTGTTCCTGGCTTTGTTTTGAATGGTGCGAAATCAATCTCCGAATCAACCGAAATCAATTCAACCTTTGTTGGTACTTGATCATTTGCATTGTAGTCAATGATCTTGTTGATATTCCACCATGAATTGTCGATGCGTATCTTATCATTGAGTTTCAATGTTTGGATATCTCCCTCCTCCAAAAAGAAATATGCGGTGAGCATTTTGCCCACATTGATTTGGTTGACCGTTCTCCTCCAATATAGATTGTACAAATTGTTTGCGGTCAATGTTGGTACCTGGTAAAAATAATAGTCACACGTTCCGAAATTGATATCAAATGTCGGTATCAATGGATTGTCAAAGTGACCAATTGCCGGATATGTTGTGAGGTTATACAATCCGGTTGTGCCAGCAAGAATCAAATCCCATTGGTTGCATGGTTGCTCTCCTCCATCATACAAGATGCGGATGTTTGTTTTCGGTGCTTGACCACTTATCATTGGCACATATGCCTCAAATGGAGTTTTGGTGATCGGTGTTGGTGAGAATATCAATTCCTTTGTATCGGTATCCTTCACATATTCATTCTCAAATGTGTATTCAATTTGACCATATATCTCATTGGTCATTTGAGTGTACACCTCATTTGCCGAATCGGTATCCTCTTTATATGTGAGCTTGAGTTTCTTGTTTGTGACATCCGGAAGAAATTCAAGATTTTGATCCTTATCCTTCATCAACTTGGATGTCCAATTCTTTTCCGCACCCGAATCATAAAATTCATTTCGATGTTTGAATATCAATTTGTTTGGTTGATTCTCATCCACCTCAACATACAAATTGTACATTTGAAATATTGACTTGACAAAATCCGATTGCTTGATCTTGAGTGGCACAAAGTCATTCATATCTTGAGTACCTCCATTCACTTGGATATTCACCGATGGAAGTATTTGAAGGTTGATGGATGATAAGTCAAGGACCACGTCAACCGTTGCGAATCCGGATGTGCTCCCAACCCAAAGATTGAGGAGGTTGCTTGGAATGGTACCGGCTGCATCAAGAGTTGGAATGACCTCCACTCCAATACTCATGATTTGAATATCCGATGCGGTGATTCCCGGAGCTCCGGTTGATGAATTAAAGAATGCACCAAAATCCAAAGTTGTTGAGATGGCTTGAATGGTATTGCTACCGATTGCAAGCGGTGATCCACTTGGATAATCAACGGTGATCGGATTACTGTATACATATCCATTGCCGTATCCATTAACGGATACTCGTGCAAATACTCGATACCTATTGTATGCAGCGGATCCACTCACTAATGGAGCAAGGATTGCCGTTTGTGAATATGTATTGTCAAGAATCAATTGACCGGAAAGAGTCAACTTCCATTCATAATGTTGTCCGGCAATTGGATTTGATGTGAATGGTGTGGTATATTGTGCGGTTGTTGGATTGAATATGTTTTGTACATCGGTTACCTCGGTCCATCCGGTAACAACTTCCGAGAATGTGATATTCAATCCGGCTTGTTGAGCATATGATGTGGTCCATGTATTTGTGGCCTCAACCAAGTAATCCTTGTAATCAAAGTTATTCTCATCACCGTTGTATGGGATGAGTAGCTTATCGAATCTCGCATCGGTTAATCCGGCCCATTCATATGTGAATCCGGCATTCGAGAATATGCGGTCAAAATAAGTTTTTGCATATATAGCCGGCTTCAATTCATTCACCGAGTATTGATATGAATTCTTGTATGGGAGGAGGTACTTGTATCCATCAGCAACCGTATTGTCGAATGAGTCAACAATGGTACCGGTCCCAAAGAAATGATTGAGATCCGAGAAATCCAAATCGGTTAATTCTTTGTTTGTGATTGCGGTATAAAATTCAGCTTGACTATCCTTGACCAATACCTCGTATTCAACGCCTTGCTCATATGCATCGGTCATTTGTACTTTGTTAACCGATACCAATTGAAGTGATGCATCTTCCATGATGGGGATGTCATTTTGCAATACGGTGCATCGAGTGATTGTATTGATGTTGAATGTGCCATCCTCGATGTTCACATCGTAATGGTGCCCAAGCAAGTTATGGTTGTTCTTATTCCCAACCAACACAATGGTCTTTGAGAATGATCCACTCCTTTTGCTCAAGTCACGAATATCCCCCACCGAGAAATTCAAGGGGAATGAAGTACCTTCCTTTACATCAAGGTATCCATTCTCGAGTTGTATTCTAACCATTTATATTGTCTTGATTTGAGAATCGCACGCTCACCGATTGGCGGATGAGATTCTTGTTTCGTTGTTTATAAACCTCATATGCATTGTTGGTAACCATGACCGGAACATATGTTGTTGATTCCGGGATGCGAGATGAACACTCCTCCTCCTCGATTCCGAAGATGGTACCGGTTTCATCGCTCATGTATTTGGTGATCTTGAGGTAAGTCATTGGTGATGTCATGAGCTCCTCATAATATTGAGCCATTCCCTCATCCATCCAATTCGAGTTGAGGTCCATTGACTTGATCACATTGGTATTGAAATAATGGAATCCGAATTCCTCAACACCATAGGTCCATGATCCGGCTCTCACATATCCATCCACATTCTTATTGTACATCTCTCGTTGGATATCACCTTTCTCATATGCTTTCAATTGGAATGCAAATGAGGACCATGATCCCATGCGGTCAAGGAACAACAAATGATACTCCTCGATAAGTTTACGATCATCGATGTATATGCGGTACTTTTGAGAATCTTGAGGTCCAACCGTCAATGATGAATTATAATACACATCATAATACTTTGTATTCGGTTTGATCAATGGCAATGTACCAACCGTTGCGGTCAATGTACCGGTGTTGTTTGGTCCCACTCCGGTTTGCGTAAATGTACCCAATGCACTTATTGATTTGGTGAATGTATCCCCGGCATCATTTTGAAATACGAATGTGGATCCACTTCGAGTCCTGGCATTAAACCATATATCTTGACCAATCGTTGCATGGAATGATTGCGGTTGATTTGTCACAAATTCCTTGGTGATTCCATCAAGCACATAATCGGTTTGATTATAAAGCAACCAATCCATGTGACGTACCGCACCATTGAATACTCGATAATTTGAGAACGTTGTGATGTTGCGAGTGATCACCTTTCGATTGTCCGCATATTTCACCGTACCATTGATGGTGATGTTTGTCACATCCGCCCATAATGAATTAACGGTGAATGCACTTCCGGATGCACTCGTGACCGTATGCAATCCATCGAGTTGAGGATTCGCCACTCCACCATCATCTTGGATGATCACAACTTGATCACCGATGGCAAAGGTATTGGTTGCATTGATTTGAACATTCCCGGAGTTGTTGCTCAAGCTACTCGTGTACGGTAACTCATATACATATTCCTCACCAACCTTCACATCGTAATCATAATAAGAACCAAGAGCATTGGATGTTGCCGTTGCCGTTGTGCTCAATGTCCAAGTGACTTGAGATTGCAAGAGCTTTGAAAGATCCTCCTCACCATAGCCATCATTGATACGAGGCATTACTTTGTATTGTCCTATCTTGGTAACGGTCCCGGCAAGGTACACATCAAAGATGTACCGAAAACCGGTTAGATTCTTATTGGTTGAATCAATGATGAATTTCAATTGATTGTATGCCGGTGAGAATGCTTGAGGTGATGCGATTGTTGTTTGTGCCATTACTCTCCTTTGAGTGCTTTCAGTTCATTGTACATTGCGAGGAGTTCCGCCTCTTTTTGAGAAATCAATTCCTCTTGAGTTGGCTCATCCACTTCGATGAAACGAACCTCAACGAGTCCATTGTCATCGTATATTTCCTCTCTTATTTGTGTCATTATGGTAGTATTTGTATTAGTTGTATTGATCCGGATGAATTAGTTCTTTGTGCTTGGTTTAAAGTGGTTGGTGCGGATCCGAATCCGTATGCGTAATTCCAAGCATTTATAGGTGCTCCGGTCATTATAAAACTACCAAGAACCAAAGCCGAACCAACGGGGATTCCAGTCAATATGCAGTTATTATTTGCGTGCGTACCTATCCAATAAGTTGTGCCAGCCGTCAAAGTTCCAGTTATAGTTATTGTTTTTGTTCCAATTGTCGAACAATCAACGGAGGTTGATTCAAATATTTTTGTAGAAGGAAGTCCGCTGCTATCGGAATAAATCAGTATTCTTGTTGCACATGATGCCGTTGCGGTTGTTACATTTATTTTTAATGATGTATATGTTATATTTCGAGCGGGAATAAATGGAGCTAAAATTATAGCATTTGTATTCGTATTAAATGAAGCCGTTGCCGTTAACGATGTTAATGATGCTATATAACCATAGCTTAAACCTGCCGGAATAGTTCCCAGGGCGTGAACCCCTTGCAATCCTCCCCCACCGCTGATTGTTAAATTCCCACTACCCAACACCGATGATCCATTGATGGTCTTAATGTTGGTGCCACTTACTAAAGTAGGTTGCTTTCCGTTAAATGTATTCCAATCGGTTGAATTCAAATATCCATCGGTTGTTGAATTCGATTGGTCTATTGAAATGCTACCAATACCACCCGTTAAAATAGAAGTATTAATTGGACTATTTCCGCTCAAACCAGCAACTAAATTCATGTTGCCACTTGTCAAAAGAGTGGTGTAATTAATCGTTTTGATATTAACACCACTCGACAACGCATCTTGTTTGTTGTTAAACATATTCCAATCACCGGTGCTCAAGTATCCATCATCAGCACTTCCCGATTGTCTTATTGAGATATCGGGAGTTGATCCTCCGGTTGATACAATTGGATCCGAACCGGTTACATCGGTAACACCGCTACTCGATGGTGTTTCATTCACCCACAATGATGATGTTGAATCATATGTCAATATTTGACCATCCGTTGGTGATGTGATTGCAACATCATGTATCTCATCAAGCTCATATCCATTTTGGATACGGTACACGATTGTGCCATTAGTTGGTGATGTTCTCACAACCTTTCCGATATACACCAGGTGATACGGTGCGGATGGCTTCACATTAGTAATGTATCCGGCAACCAATGGTGAGAGATATATTGTATCTCCATCGGCCAATGTATCAATGGTGAATGGATGTGTTGCGGATGTTCTCGTATCGAGATTGTCAATGGTCCCAATCGTTACGCAATTCCCATCCGAGTTGTTTGGGATATCCGCCTCAATGACTCCAAATGTTCCGGCCGATGTTGCCTCCGAATTAGCTTTAGCTTTGACAAAGTTAGGCCGATTGCCGGTGCTCCCGGATATATATACAATTGTTCCTTTATACAATGTGGATCCGGTTGAATTACGCCCAACCGTTACCATCTTATCCGCTGATGCGAATGCCGGGAATGTTGTTGGTGTTCCGGCTCCATCCAAGTATTGAGTTGTATCTCCGGTTGGTACATCAAACTTCCCATCCAATTCGGTTTGCAAATCGGTTTGGTCGGTGATCACTCCGGTGATATCTCCCCATGCTACTCCACCGGAACCATCAATGATCTCTTGACCGGTGATTGATCGAGTGACGTATCCACTCCCATCAAACTCCGATATCTCGAGTAAGTCGGTTGAGGCAAGGTTGGCTCCCTTTGGAGTTAATTGTGATATTTTTATTCTTTCATTTGCCATATCTTATATTGCCATTTATTATCCAAGTGTTTAGAACGCAAAGTATGAATCATCGGTATAGTATTCCTTTCGGATATAAGTCCCGGCATATCGGACCGCATCCATCGCATCATCGAAGAGCTTGACCGGCTCATCGGTTATGAAATCCCCAACCTTTTTCCATTTATAGTTTTCGTATTCCTTTTTGATTTTCGCATCATCCTCACAAAATACACCAAATGTTTTGATGTTGTCGATTCCTTTCTTGACAACCTTGTTTGCGTTTTGCACATCGTATCCGGCGTTGTTCATTTCGGCAATGATCTCCGGCCTGGCATAATCCGCCACAATGGTGATGTGTTTCTCAATACCGAGTTGATCCATCCTCTCGATGAGGTTGGTTGTGGTGAGGTAGCTCTCATATATCACCGGCTCAATGTATATATCATCCTCGCACCAATACACTCTCATGAGTGCGGTGGGATGGTTATACCCGAAGTCACATCCATATACATAGTTGACGAACCGAGCCGGGCGATGCTTGACAAAGGTCCAATTGGAATATATGTTTGATTTGGAGATGGCCTTCTCACCGAGTGCGTAGATTTGATACAATGCTTCATCCGTTCTCTTGAGGTCCTCGATTTGTCTACGGATGGAATCCGGAAGGAATGGATTGTCACGATACGTTGACTTGATGAGGATGCTCTCCTCTTTCGGTAGATCATACAACCATGATGTTGATTCACTTGGATTGTAGTCAAAGATCAACTTCCATTCGGTCCTCATGTTGAGTTGAGTGAAGTCATCATAAAAGAGCTCATTGGCTTCATTACACCATGCAAGGTCCCTCTTCCTCCCTCGAATCTTTTGCTCATCATCCACCGAGAAAAATTCAACGATGCTCCCATTCGGGAAGGTGTATATGTGTTCACTCTTATTGTGAGCATTCACATCATACAAATCCATTTCCTTCATGATCTCAAGGAAGTCCCTCATCACCGTTGCTCTCAATGCCGGGAAAGTTTTTCGGATAATAGAAGTCACCTTCCCCCTATTTTGCAATGAGTAGACAATGATCATTTGACAAAGGGAATAGGTCTTTGATGACCTTGATCCTCCCTCATTAATTATAAACCGTATATCCTTATCCTGGAGAGCTGAATAATTTTTCTCAAAGATTACGGTGCTATTTATCTCCATCCGGTTTGATGATGTTCACCTTGATTTCGTTGATGTCCTTTCCATTGGTTGTGATATCCGACTTCTCGGTTAGTCCGTTCAACCTTTGAGTGATGGATGCGTTGTATTGTCCAACCATACCTCCCATGATTTGGTCATTGCGGATTTCATCGCTTATACGCGAGCAGATTGTCGTAAATGCCGAATATCTCCCTCCGGTATTTGCAAAATAATCTTGCACAACCAAAGAATGATCATGACAAAAAACTCTGAATCCACTCAATGTCAATGGCACCTCCAATGGAATCGGTACCGCCTCTCCGGTTTTGTTACTCAATGAGTATTGATATCGAGGATTCTCCTTAACGTGCTTTCGATACTTCTCGAATAGCTCATATAAATCCTCCGGTGTTTCAAAGTTGCGTGGTCTTCCCATTATTCCTCCGTTGTTGTTTTCGGTTTGCGTTTTCTTTTTGGAATCGGTTTGACTTCCTCCTCTTGATCAATGCCATCGTATTGAATGCATTTCTCCGGTGCGGATGTTGTTTCGTTTTCCTCCTCAAAGATGTATCCGAGTCCAATGGACACATAATATTGATACCTCTTTATATCTATATTGTCAATTACAACGGTTATGTTTCCAATCGTTGTTGATTTGACGATGGTCTTTCCTTTATATTCACTCTTGATTTTCATGTTTTATCTTTTTTAGTTCGCGTTTTATATCGGTTATTAAGTAATGTGCTGATGTGTTTGTGATATTGAAATACTTCGCCATTGATCGTGCGGTGTTGTATCCCTTGATGATATATGCATCCAATACGGTGATCTTGACATTGTCGGTCAACCTCGATCGGTATATATCAACGCATGACTTCCAAGATTGATATTGTTGCTCGATGTGGATCTTGTGATTGATATCATGATTGTCCTCCGGTACATCCGGTATTGTCAACTCACTTGATATCAACCGCTCTTGTTTATTGGTGTCGAGATTTTGCCAAATGATTTGCTTTTTGATTGAGTTGAGGAGATAGCTCTTGACCTTATTCTCATCGGTTGTATTCTCTTCGATTGTCAAGCAATGGAGATATGCGTTGTTGATCACTAAATCCGGCTCCAATCTCGGATTGTACTTTGCACAAAAATACCTGGTGTATCGAAATACCTCATCGTAATGTTTTGATATGTACCGATCAAGTATTCGCTTCATACCAATTGGTGAAAAGTTTGTACATGATTTTCCGGTCATTCGAGGTGCAAAAGCAATTCGTTGTTTTGGTCTTATTGTGCTTATCATACACCCGAAAAAGTGCCTTGAGTGATTTCTTGGAATATCTCACCAAATCACTCGCATTGATTATCTCCTCGATTAGTATTATTTCAATTTGCTCAAGCATTCCTCAATGATAAACGCAATGAATGATACAATAGTTGCTTGAATGAAATCACCGGTGATGATCCATGTGGACCAAAAACTCATGCACTTGAAACAACCAAGTCCGGCATGAATGTAGTTGACCAAGTGATTCGGTTTGATTCGCATTGCGAGATTATCCCACACCATTTGAATCGGCTCAAATGATACTAAAAACCATGCGAGTGCGAGTGAAGCTAAGTAACTCATATTTCTTGTTTTAGTTTCTCAATATAAAGTGTGGCATCCATCAACTCCTCCTGGAGATGATTCAACCATTCCATCAAAGGTAAGGAATTATTTTCCAATGTGGTACCATATTTTTTGATACCTACCTCGGACCGGTCAAAATACTTCATCGCCACCTTGGTCACGATGATATCCTCGGGTGTTTGTTGTTGTTTACTCATATACGGTGATTTTTGTTTCAATCGCATCCTTTACTTCAAATGATACAATTACATGATAATCTTTCCCGAGTTTTTTCTCAAGTGATTCGGATATTTCTTTGAATGAAGCTCTCTTTTCAGATTCAGCCGGTATCATGAAATGGATAATCTTTTTAGGTTTGAATAATTTCCAAAGCATATTTTTCAATTTAATTCATTTGACATTGTACATCCATAAACACCGCACGATCAACCTCCTCGATATACACCTCATCATCTTCCATGGTTAATACGATGGCATAGTTGACTCGCATTCCCTCAAACACATCTTGAAATCGAGTGATGATCATGTGCGGATTCTCGTTTTTTGTGCCAACATAGGCAATGAAATACCTATTTCGCATAATACTTAAAAAATTTGATGTAGAATTCCTCATTTACCGATGATCCCTTGAGGAATCTCCACAATTGAAGGTATGTGATTCCCATATCTTCCGCAATATGGGATAGTTTGTACCGCTTGGATACTCGTGACCTCACCTCTTTCTCGATGAAGTCACGAATTGTATCCGAATCAGAAAGGTGAATCGTCAAAGCTCTCATCGACCATTGGTGTTGATTTCACATCCCATACATCCAAAGTATTATAATACCTCCCATTGTATTCTCTTCCTCTCAAATTGAATTTGACGGTGATGTCAATCCCTGGTTTATAATTATCCAAGAATGCACATCTCACTTGCGACAATTGAAATGCCACATCTTGAGGATACTCTCCATTTGGGATTGTTAAAATAAATTCTCTCACCGAGAATTTCTCACTTACTTGTTTTGTTGGCTCAATCACTTTGATTTTGCCGGTTACTGATAATTCCATTTGTATTTGATTTAAAATGTTCCTTTGAATATTTGCGATGTGATCGCCGTACCTACCAAAAATATCATTGCCATGATGAGAATCAATGTGATGATTGCGAGGATTTTGTTTTTCATCTTATCTTGATTAATCCCCACAAAATTGATATCGATCTTCGTTGTTGATTTCGATGCTCAATTGATGGCTTGGTTTTCACTTTGTTTGTTTTCTTGTTGCCAATGTACATCCATGATCTTCCACATTCAAATGACCAATCCGGATGATTTGAAAGTGTTGATTTCAATGATCCGTTGTTATTTGCCGGATGATTTTGCAATCCAATGATTTGAGATATTTCTCTCGTGGAATATATCCGGCTCTTGAATTTGCGTTCATTTAATTTGTCATTGATTAATTCTTGATTTGTTTTCATTTTACTTTTCATTTAGTAGTGAATAATACTCGTTATATATATCGGTTGACTTTTTCAATCTCTCGATGATTTGATTCTCAACCTCCTCATTTCTTTCAAAATACAATGCGGTGATTCTCTTCTCCGGATCAATATGGTCCACTCGATGGATTGATAGATTCTCCCATTCATTGAGGAGCTCATTCGATGTTGTTACCATGCAATGGATCACCTCGCTCGATGGTTTATCATACAACATCATATATGCTCTCATTTGCCACTCATAATGAGAATTATAAGCATCTTCAATAAATGCCGGGAATGTATCCAATGACCATGATGTTTTGATATCGATGATTGAATTCTCGGTGATGATATCGCATTCACCGGTCAACCATTCATTTTCCACTCTTATTGTATTCTTGATGTAGTTGGTGAATCTCACCAAGTTGAGAAGATCAATTGAATCTTGCTCTTGCTCTTTCCCTTTGATGATTTGCTTTGTGTTGAGCTCGGTTTTGTATCCGTAGAAATTCTCCTTTGCTACCTTTTTGATATATGATATTGCGGTTGCACCGATATCATTCTTTCCTCGACCATTGGTCATGAGGTTACCGATTTGAGATGGATGCCATTTCATACTTCCAATGCTTTTAATTGCAACTCACTCAACTCATATTGAGATACCAATTGTTCCTTTGTATATTTTCCGGCATTGATTGATTCGATTGCTTTCTCAAATCGTGTATTATCGAGCTTTGGTTTTGATGCCACTCCAATTGATGCACCACTTCCATCATCATCCACCGCCTGGAGCGACAAAAGTGATTGCAATGTACCTCTTCGGAAGTAGGTAACCGCACTTAATACCTTTTGTGGATCGGTTATAATTGGCAAAGTGATAAATGATTCAACCATCTCTCCCGAATCAATATCAATGATACGAGTTACCACATCATTTCCGATGATTGGTTGCAACAAAATCAATCCATTTTCCAAAAGAATTGGCTCAACCGCGGTGAGAAGTGCATTGATATCGGCATATGACTTTTTGAAATGTGGATTCGTTGCGTTTTTTGCTACCTTTCCGATTTGCTGCTTTGCAAGGTGCAACTTTTGATACAATGTTGCGATTGTTTTTGTGTTCTTTTCCATTTTTGTGTGTGTTAAATTTCGTTAAAGATAATAAATTATTTTAGATTAGCAATGAAATCATCATAAAATTCAATGAAATCATCAAAAGTCCTTGAGATAATGTACACCCCACCGGCATCTTCAATCATTTTTTGATATGCCTTTTGAGCTTCGGATTGTCGATCCTTCCCATACTTGACTTCAATCTTAACCGAGCGACCTCGAATGGTTGCGGAAATATCCGCGGATCCTGGTGTGCCGGTTCCCTTGGTCCATTTTCCACCGGAGATCACTCCATCGGTTCGCCTCGTTTGGCGATATACTCCCATTGTATTGATTCGTTCCGCCTGGCATCCACTCATTTGAAGGAATCCACATATGGATTTGGTGAGTGCGTTTGCACTATTATCTTGCCAATTGGTGAGGAATGAATCCACATATGGCAATTTTGGATATTTTGCCCTGGTGAGAGCTCTCTCGAGTTCCTTGAGGCGTTCTTTGTTTGCTTTGGTCATATCTTTTTTGCTTTTTCGTTTAACTCATCCCATATATCATCCGAGTCTTTCACCGGAGGAGCTCCGGGAATGCTCAACTCAAAGTATCTCCCATTGTGATTCCTTCCTTTGGTCATGGTGTATCCTTTATAATTTGCATACTCGGATACCCACTTGAGGAATCTTCTCGATTCAAGGTCCTTCCATCCATTGAATTCGGATGTGAATTGCTGCATCACTCCACTATTGTAGTGGTATACATTGAGTGCAAGGTTGCCCTCTTCGGTCCAATCATAAAAGTCTTTCGAGGTTGATTGAATAAATCTCTTCGCATCCGCATTGATTGAGATTGATTTGGTCAATCCATTTGCAAGGAATAGTTGCAAGTTCTTGATCATGTAATTATCAAAGCGAATCCAATCATCATCATTCCATGAATCAAATAGTAATCGGCCGTACTCATCGAGCGGTGATCTTCTCGAATGGAAGTATTGAAAGAATTCAAGCTCATGCCTCCTCCGGTCATGTGAGCTCCCGGCACCGCTTATCACATAGTTGGTTGTGATTACAATCTTCGGTGATCGGTCAAATGGGATGAATATCTCATCCTTGTTTTTTCGGTTGACCGTTATTCCTTCCGAGATGATTGAGAACAATTGTTCAAAATCAAAGTTGCGTTTCACATCATCAAATGCCAGGATTTGAGAATCCAAGTTAACTCGTTGATATACGAAATCACTCTTTCCAGGATTGAATGCTTTTCCATCAATCTTGACTACTCTCCGGAAATATCCAAGAGCTGCCAACATCAATGACTTTCCACTTCCTCCATTTGGATTGTCATCGATTTCTTGGTCATTGAATATGATTGCCTTTTGATCCGTTTTATCCTTGAATGAATGGATGAGGTATCCGAGTGTTGACTCAAGGGAAAGGATTCTCTCCTTATCATCCGCTGATACCTTTGATACGAAATCTTGAAAGTCATTGGTTGATTCCTTGATGAATGTGAAATCTCGTGGGATGATTTGATTTTCCCAAATATATCCATCCACATCGATGTAACTCATGACCTTGACTTGGTCCTTGGATACTTTGACCACTCCATTCTTGAATGGGATGTATGATGCATTCTTTGTATCTTGCAACATGAAAATATCAATCGAGTCAATCATGTTGAGGTGATTCTCATTGAAGAGATACGGTGATCGTGAACAGTAATTCCACACCGCAACCTCATTTTTGTCGAGGAGATAGTTGAGAACATAGTCTTTGATTTGTTCCGTTGAGCTCAATCGGACCTTGTTCTCTTTCACTCGGACAAAAGTAGGCCTTTCCGCATTTTCCGGATAGTATTTGTTGAATCCACTTTTCACCAAGAATTCGGAGTATTTGATTGGCTCGATTTGGATTCCTTTTTTCGAGTCAACCATCCAAAAAACATCATCACCGGATGCAATCTCCTCTTTGATATCATCAATGATGTCATCAGCAACTCCCAATTGTTTCTTGATATCATCCTTTGCGATACCGCTCTTGAGTTTTTGTTTTACTTTATGAAATGTATCCTTATCTTCAAAGTATTTAGTGGAGAAATTTGCTTTTTTATATGCCGAATTGATGGATGTCAACATCTCTCCATG